TACATTTTTTGCCTTTTCTTTTTAAAGGAAAGAAAAGGTTTGTTAAGTGTACGCTTTTTTCTGGATTTGTTTACAATTCTTTATTTTTTCGAGCTTGACATATTACCAGATTGCTTAAAGTGTTTCAAAAATACTCTATTTATCTGATCTTTATTAACTCCTATTAAAGACTTCCATAAAATAACTAATTCTTTTATGGTGCAAAATATCCGTTCTGTATAAATTGCACACCTAGTGCCCCAATGATAAAAATAATAATATTAAACAACGCTATATAAAGAAACCTTATATTCCGATACGACAATACAAATGCAGCCAGAAAAAAAACAGGTGACAGAAACATCGACCAAAATACCATTTGGGTAAACACACTATGGACAGCATCTGCAGAATCAAAAATTGCAACTGAAACAAACGCTATTATGATGCAAGGAATAACCGCTATTGCCAAAATCGCACGAAGGAAATTTACCATTCTTTCACGACCTCATTTCATTACTCTTTATTCAACAAGCGGACTTTCTAAATTTATTTCATTCGCTTTATTGTATAATATACCTTTATTCCCAGAAATAAATTTATTTGGTTTTATACCGCATGTGAAGAAGTTTGAAATTTGCAATAAAAAAATATATAGCATAGGTTTTAACCTAAACAGAGCAGGCAGATTTACCGTGAACGGTAAATCTGCCTGCTCTTATATTCCTTAGGATACTTTGTCTTTAAGTTTTACAGTAAGATTTTTCAGCTCCGCCAAGGCCACAACCGACATGGCTTCCAGAGCCGCAATTTCAATTCTGTCTCTTGCAGCTACCGTAAAGTTCGAGGTTGATTTAATTTCTGCTCTTAGTTTTGCGATTTCCTCAGTGACCCAGTTGGTTACGGAAGTATTGCTGGCGTCTGCAGCGGTGTCGATTAAAGTACTTGCCGAAGCCGATAATGCATCCGTAACACTTTGGCTAGACGCTGTGTCAGTTGAAATATTTGTTGATACTGTAGTTTCTTCACTCATTTGTAGGTCCCCCTCATTATTTTTATTGAAATACCGAACTAAATCCATCGGCGTAATACAATCGGCATCCACGCTAGGTAAAACCTCAAGACCGCCAGCCCTTAAAATTCTGGTGACAGTCTCAGAGCAGTTCATTGTCCATTTGCCAGTATCGATGTTCAGTGCCACACCAAGAAATTTAGTAAAAAACCAGTTGAATATTTTAACAATCCATGGATGCAATTTTACACCGGTTATGTCATATGTTCCACCTTCGAGACAACCAATATAACTATACAACCTACCAATTAGGCTTTGCGCTTTCCGTTCGGCTGCGACCTGGTCTGGCACTTTTATGTCAATTGCTAGAATATCGGCACCATCATACTTGTTTATTGGAGACATCCTTACACCTGGCATAAAGCCCAGTTCCAGTTCCCCCAGTGATTCAACGATTCCCCAAGGAAATTTAATGGCCACATGGCAATATTCACCCTTGCTGAAAGTCTCGATTGTGCGGTCAATGATATTCCCTGGGTCTCCCCGGACGAAAATTATAGTAAGCATTTCAGTCCCCCTTATAGATTATTTTGATACCAAATTGCCTTACCTCTTAAAATATCTCCACCGGAACCCCACGTATCACCCTTGTGTAATATAGCAGCATCCCAGCGTTCACAAGTACTATTCATGCCATATTTTTCAGTTAATTCTAAGCCATCCATGTTATCACCAGCTTCCCCATGCGTCATGACACGCTGAAGATCGATGGTCAAATCTAAGGCATCTGCTAATACACCGACTACCTGCGCCATAGCCTCAATTTGTGCGGTTGTAGGCGGTTCGAGTCCTAAATTCTCCGTAGTAGCACCGGCGCAGCAAGCTAAAGAAATCCCAACAGCCCCGGTATTTCTATACCAAGTATGCGCTAATACAGTGCTTAAAGCTTCGGTGCTGATATAAATACTACCATCTTGATCAATATTGATATGGTAGTCATCAAAAAATTGTCCATAATGTCCAGCTGACCAATGAAGGTATAGCTTTATATCACGGTCTACGCTGTGCGCCGCTTGCCAAAGCGACTCTTTGCTATTTAAAGCTATCTGCCGCACTTCTTCCAGTGTTACCTTTCTCACGCCAAATTCCTCCTCTCTATTTATGGAATGTCCCATAAACTGCGATTGCGGTAGTTGTTAACCACGCCAGTAATCCCGCCATACTTACTTTGCTTTTTTCCCGTTCTTCCAGCAAGGTTTCAACTCTAGCCAACCGATCACTTAAATCATCTATTTTGTTGATCAATCGAATAACAGTATCATCTCCCACATCCTCTCCCCCTCTTCACTGATATACATTCCATATAAAGCAATTTTTAAACGGCATGAAAACTTGTTAAAAAACTAGACCAATTTGAAATTCAAATTGGCCTCATTAAAACTTCGGTAGGACTTTACAGATTCCATTACTAAGATTTTAGTCGACGTGGCACTACTGGAGGATAACGTAGAAATTGGCTAATCTGGACATTCGTTGATAAGCATAAAAATAACCCTGTGATTAGCAGAGTTTTCCGTAGTCTATTCATTTAATCACCCACTTAAAATGATATCGGTATAGCTTCAACCTCGGCTATCGTAGTACAAGCGTCTACTTGTTCTTTTAACTTTGTAGCAGTATTATGCAAGGTTTGACCAAAACTTGCTAAAAATACAGCCATCGCGACTGTTTGATCTGCTGTTAAAGTTAATGTTGTGTTATCTGCACACATCCATTCAAGACTAAAATCGCTACTCGTACTAATCGCTACTTGTGCTGACTGCACTGCAATGGTAATCCTTTGCACACTTACAGGATCAGACTGAATTGTTTTATCCATATAAGTAAAGCCAGATTGTTCTAACTCATTTCGTTTTGCATTGATAGCAAGTTTCTTTACCGTTTTTACATCATCAAAACTATCTTCAACCTTCTGAGGTTTACCATCTGACAGAATTATTTTTGAAATATCTAACGCTAAGATTGTTGGGTCATTACTCTCCACGCAAATCTCGCAACGGGAACTTAGGTCTTCAGAATCTACTTGAAAATTACAAGATGATATACATACCGAGTCTTTAAATATATACCACATATTATTTCACTCCTATTATGATATAATTTGATGTTCTTCCACCACGCTGGTCAGTCCAATTCGTAGCAACTCTCCCTTGATTTGTTCTATTTCTAGCCACTGAAGATGTAAAACATTGAATGGTATCATCATCATCTACTTGACGATTATCTACACTTAGTAACCAATGACATTGTGATTCTGTAAAACCTGACGGTAAAGGTATTGTTCCACCATGTGCTACAGTCCCTGTAAGTATAGCTACATTATTTCCACTTGCCAATAGTTCAGCAGCAGTATATCCCCCAACCGAAGCAACATCAAAATTACTAGGATTATATACATACATAGCAGTTGCGGTACTTCCCCCCCACAACCATGTAGGTTGACCTGATTGACCAGACCAATTGAAAGTCATAGTTCCACTCGTATTTTTCACAGTATTGGCTAATGTAGCCGTAGTAGCCGTAGTAGCAGTAACTGCATTACCTGTAATATTGGTTTGAGCAGGATGAACATGCCCTTCTCTTGCAAAATTCCCGTTATCTATACCTACTGTAGCAGTTCCAGCAACTAAAGGTGTTGCTGAACTAGCCATTGCATGACCATATACAGATGCGGTAGAAATACCATAAGTTATTGCTGACGAACTATGTGCTATAGGTGCTTTTCCCCCTAGCTGTGTCTGTACCTTACTTGTTACCCCATCCATATAATTTAATTCTGCGGCTGTAGCTGTCAAACCTAAATTGGCTAGCGCTGTAGCTGCTATCGTTGCCCCTGTCCCACCATTAGTGATTGGAATTGCCCCACTTACCCCAATTGTCACCCTGTCATTGGTAGCGTCTGGTGTAATTGATATATTGGTACCTGCTACCATTTCTAAAGTGTCTGTTTTAGAATCCGCTTGAATTGTCGTAGTTCCCACCACCACATTACCAAAGGCATTTTGGTTAACCTGAGCACCGTTGTCTATACCGTCCAACTTGGTTTTATCGGTAGCACTCATAAATCCGGCGGTTGAGGCTGTAGATGCCGAATGACTATGGCTCGCTGTGGCAAAATCACTTGCCTCATACCCATCTAGTAGATCGGCGTTTAAATTTTTATTTACGATTCCATTTGCTTCTGGAATATTACCACTGGCGTTCCCGACCTGCAAGCCAGCCAACGTTCCCGCATCGACGATTTGATCTTCTTTTAATGCCCTAAGATTTTCGCGAATATCCGCTGGTCCTGCCGCGATATATTCATCATCCATAGGTAGTTTGCTATTGTATGACATATAATTCACCCCACAAAATATTTAATATCCTTTAACTCGTAAATCTACCATTCCACCAACGTCATTACTTGACGAGTCTTTCACCTTAATTGTTACACTGGATTTCGTTTTCGCTATTACCTGTGCATATAAGTTTTCACCTATCGCTGTTGGCGTGACCACCGGAATCATATAAAATGTCTGTCCATAGTTAATTGTAGTCCCACCAGCAGCTACAGTAGCCGTTAAACTCAAATCCGTGTCTGGCACATCCACCGAAATTGTAAAATGGTTAACCTCCGGAGTTTTAGTCGTATCCGTCGTAGCCAAGATCGCCCGAAACTCCAAATATCGGAAGGTTGCCTGTACAGCCTTAAAATCCTGCCACTCTGTAAACGTGCTGCCATCCTGGCTCGTCCTATATTCGAGCGCGGCCGAAGTCCCAGACGCAAAAAGTACTGTAGAAACGAAATAAGCCGTTATATTGGCGGTGATAATTTGGCCGATGTCTATCCGTTCGCCGGTATATACACCAGAAGAATAATACACTGCACCATTCATCGCTAATTTAAGCACATTTGCTCCACCAATTTCACTATATTTTATTGTTGTATAATCACTAAACTTACCGCCTAAATTGCTAAATTTGTACTGCGATGTGCCAAAAGCCGTATTGGCGTGTGTACCGGATTGGAGCGTAAGTTCATCAAAGGATTCAATCACATTTCTTGTTGAAAGATCGCTCACGAGCACGCTGCCACTGATAGCCGACGAACTATAAAATCCGCTTTTATTAATTGCTTTAATGTGATACTGATACTTCCGTTCGGTATCCACGAGATACTTATAATTTGTTGTCGTCTGTCCTGTCACCACCAATGAACCGATGCTAAAACTTGACCCTTCCCGAATTTCGTAGCTTACCACATCGGCCTCAACCGATTTATCCCAATAAAATTCCACATATTCACCGTTTTGGTACACCCGAAAATTGGATACCTTTGCCGGCTCTATCGTACAATAGAGGGATGCCGTAGCTTCTTCCGAATAATACTCCGCTACATTCATTGATTTTACGAGAATTTTTACCGTACCACTTGCACTCAAAGTGTATGTGCAACTATTTTCCTTGGTAGTTACAATTTGCGTTGCATCATCCCAGGAAGAACCGACTCGCACATCATAGTAGGCTAGATCACTCTCCAAGATGCCTGTCCAAGATATGTTCAGCACCGATTTATCAGCAGACGATTGCGACAAAACGATGTTGGTTACCGGAGCGGGATTAAGGTCAAATACGCAATTTACTTCTGCTGGATACTGACTCTCTTTTCCTGCCAAGGTAACCGCTTTAATCAAAAATTAATGTTCCGTTTCAGTGGTTATCGTTGTTTCATATGTTGTACCAGTTACCCGGCTACTTAAGATCGTAGCCGTTTCCCATGACGTGCCACACTTGATAATATAGTACGATACATCAAGCTCTATCGGAGTATCCCACGTTAAAACGATCTTCGTCCGGTCAGTCGAGGACTGGCTAACGGAAAATCCGGTAACGTCTATCGCCGAGATGGTCACAGCAATACTACAGCTCGTGGCCTTGGAACAATAGCCCGCTGTAGTTATAGACTGTACCGCAAAAGTATACGTCTTATTCTCACTTGCCTCATAGCTATAGGTAAGCTCTTTAGTGATATATGTGCTATCGCCTACCGTAACTTTATATCCAGCAATGTCATCCCCACTTACCGCATCCCAGGTTAAAATGACAATACTTTTATCTTTTAGGCTTTGAGTAGCTGAGAGATTGGTAACAGCATCCGGCTTCAAAACTACTTGTAGCGCATCTTCCGCCGCCGATGTACTGTAGTAGCCACCGGAATTTACTGCCTTGATAAAGAAATAAGTATAGCCTTCTGACGGCAATTGATAACTATAGTTAGTGGCTTTCAGTTGGCTGGCAATAACGTTGGCTGAACTCCAGTCATCATTTGTTCCCATCCGAATTTCGTAGTGCGATAGACTGGTATCGGCAATTGCCGCCCAAGACATGTCCACATAGCTACGGTCGGACGCTCGCTGCTTAATAGCAAAATCTTGAACATTGGCTGGCTCAACAGTTACCTTTACAGTTACCGTAGCCGCCGCAGCAGACTCATTGCCCGAGTTATCGACGGCCGTAACCGCGAAAGTATGCGCACGGCTTTCAGTTGCAGCATAGGTATAGGTCGTAATCTGAGCCAGATTTTCGATACTCTTCGTACCTTCCCGAATTCGGTATCCAGCTAGATCAATATCATCCACCGCTGACCATGACAGAATGACTTTTGATAAATCTGTAGTATCAAACGAGGCCGCCAAACTGGCAACATCGGATGGCGGACGATCTTTCCCAGTAACATAGATCGAAGCTTGAATTCCATTTGATACGTTGTTAAGAATATTGATGGTGCAAACCTTTACTAAATAAGTGATTGCTGTTTTTACACCGACAATCGAAGTACTTAGCGCTTTTAGACCACTGCACCACTCCTTCCAGGTCGTCCCATTGTCACTGCTATACAGGACTTTATAGCCGCTGATCTCATTCGTGCGCGGGATGCGCCAAGAAACATTAAGATCAGAAACCATAGTGCCGTCTTTTTGCCGGTAGGTTTCCTCAGCGACACTTAGGCTGCTGACCTCGGGCATCGTATCCAGCTCACTATAGTTTATTTCAGGGATATCTGTGGCCTCTGTGTAGATTTCCTCAATATATTCAAGGCAGGTAATTTTGCGTCTTAGTTCCTGATCGCGACTGATATTGAGCACTCTAAACGGCTTGACAACTTTATTCGTTTCACCAAAGCTATAGAGATCCCATTTTAGCGGAACTGTTGAGAGCGAATCAATGACGGTGATCGTATCGGTAGTAGTTTCCTCCGTTACCCCCTGCACACCAACAGTTACAATAGTTTGGACGTCTTGATTTGCCTTTGCCGCCAGATTGGTAATCTGAAGCGCCACAGCATAGGATTTGCCCGGTTCGAGCATTACCTCGCGATCAAGCTGTAGCGTCGTTGCCGTTGCTGCAAGCAGTCGTCCGGAAAATCCCCACTGTGGCACGTCATGCGCCAAGAGAACGACATCGTTGATCTGGCAGGCGATTGCATCAATATCCGCACTGTGTTCCACTGTCCGCATCAGATGCTGATTGAGCCTTAGGCGATATTTAGCTTCCCTGTAAGCCTGTTCGATAGTAGTAGCGCCGTCCAAGGTAATCTGGGTGATATTGGGTTCCGTTGCCTCGTCATAATCGTCAGCATAAACCGTGATAACTTCCTTTTCATAGGCTTTGTTCTTGTTAGGAAAGGAAACTTCTATCGCGTTGGCCCGATCCTTCAGACTGACGAAGCTTTCCTTGAATTTATCGGTAAGGATATTGCCAATGGTAAATAGTTGCACCGGATCGCCGGGTGCATCGCAGACACAGCCAAACTTTGTACCCCGCATGATAACTTTGCCCCGGCCGACGCCTTCCGGTTTTTGAAGCAATGACCAAAGATCATTTGCCGTATCAAAGATATAATTGAAGGTTAAGCTTCGATCATCGCAAAACGTCGCCCATCGGACGAAATCCTGATACACTGCTCGCGATGCCGGAGCGCCTTGGACAATAAACTCGTAGCTACCGGTATGGATATTTTTAATCTGTCGGCAGCGGTGAATCATATCATAGGCCGCCCAAGCCGGATTCAAAGCGGATTTTTGTTCATATTTACTACTTTCAGTGTTCCACACCCAAACCTTCGCGCGAGTCTGTAGCCAGGTTATAATCGGCGCGCCTCCACTCAATTGGCTGGTTGCAAGCGCCTTTATGCCGACAAGCACCTTGCTAGGTCGAGCGAAATCATCATACATGATGCTCGATAATTGCGACCAATACACGCGGGTTGAGTACCGGGTAGTAGTACCGCTTTTAGAA